CGTAAAGTTATATTTAGGGGATTGTCTGGAAGTGATGAGGGGGATGCCCGACAAGAGCGTGGATGCTGTGATTACTGACCCGCCGTATGGAATTGGCGTCACGAATATGCGACTTGGCAACGGTAAACAGATAATTTATCGTGGCAATAGCGAGTGGGATAAACCGCTAAACCCTGAATACATTACTGAAATTGTCAGAATTAGTAAGCAGACAATTATTTGGGGCGGTAATTACTTTGCAGAATATTTGACGAATAGCCGATGTTGGTTGGTTTGGGATAAACATACCGGTGCAAATAGTTTCGCTGATTGCGAACTGGCTTGGACTAACCTAAACAAAGTTGTGAAAAAGTTTGACAGGTCGTGGGTTGGTGCAAATGCAAAAGACACGCCAATGAGAGTACACCCTACTCAAAAGCCGATTGAACTCATGCGGTGGTGTATTGACATGGTAGAAGGTGACACCATCCTCGACCCATTCATGGGTAGCGGTACAACCGGCGTGGCTTGCGTGCAGACGGGGCGCAACTTCATCGGGATTGAGATTGACCCCACTTATTACGCAATCGCAGAGAAAAGAATCCATGACGCGCAACAGCAACTAAGGTTGGAAATGTAAATAATGCTTACTTCCGACTATCTTGATATTCTCCCTGATTCGATCCTTGACCTCTTCCACGAGTTTGAAGAAGAGGTCATTAAGGATATTGCCAGGCGTCTTGCGAACCTCAATTTTTCCTCCGCCGCCTGGCAGATGCAGAGACTGACTGAATCGGGTGCGCTGTATGAAGATGTGATCAAAAAACTGTCCAAACTGACAGGAAAATCAAAAACTGAACTCAAGCGGATTTTTCAAAAGGCAGGGGTCAAAGCCATCAAGTTCGATGATGCGGTTTATACAGCCGTGGGCTTAAAGCCGGTGCCACTGAACCTATCCCCGGAGATGGCGAGGGTAATGAAAGCCGGTTTCGATCTGACAAGTCAGATGATGATCAACCTGACAGGCACGATGGCGATCACTGCCCAAAATGCGTTCATAGAAGCCGCCGATATTGCCTGGCTTGAAGTTTCAACGGGTGCCTTCGACTACAACACAGCCATAAGAAACGCCGTGATCGAAGTCGCGGATAAAGGAATTGGTGTTGTCAACTATGCCAGCGGCAAGCAAGACAAAGTTGACGTTGCCACGCGAAGAGCGGTGCTGACCGGTGTAAACAGAACGGTTGGACAGCTCCAGGAAGAACGGCTGAAGGAAATGGGGGTGGACCTGGTAGAAACCAGCGCCCATGTTGGAGCCAGAAACAAGGGTGAAGGACCCATGAACCATGAGAGCTGGCAGGGGCGAGTATTTTCTTATTCCGGCGCCAATCCAAAGTATCCGGATTTCATCAAGACAACCGGGTATGGCACCGGTGAGGGGCTGTGCGGATGGAACTGTAGACACTCGTTTTATCCCTTCTTCGAGGGAATCTCTCAACGTGCCTACGATGACGCCACTCTCCAGGAGTATGCCAATAAAAAGGTGATCTACAACGGCGAAGAAATGAGTTTCTACGACGCTACCCAGAAGCAGCGCGCCATAGAGCGAAAAATCAGGGAGTGGAAACGCAGAGCCGCGGCACTCGAAGCGGCGGGGTTGGACAATTCGAGAGAGACTGGAAAAGTAAAAGCCTGGCAAGCCGTGATGCGTGATTTTATCAAGCAAACAGGACTAGATCGCCAATATATCAGGGAGCAAGTTTTATAACTGCAAAAGTGCATCATTGTTTTATTCCCCCACAAATTTTAGACTTGGAATAACAAAATCTCGTTTTCCCGAACGTACAAACGGGAGGCGCACAAAGCGGACGTAACCGCGTAATAAATTCGTAGTGCGAAATCGAAAGGAACAGGAACCATGAAACGTGAAGAGTTGAAAAAGTTGTTGGGCGATGCTGGAACTGATGAGGTTATTGACAAGAACATGGCAATGAACGGTCAGGACATCGAGAAGCACAAAAACGATGCCACCAAAGCCGCTGATGATCTCAAAGTTGCCAATGACCAGTTGAAAGCTGCCAACACACAGATCGAAGAGTTCAAAAAACTTGACGTTGAAGGTGTGAAAAAGGCCGCCGATGACTGGAAAGCCAAGTATGACCAGGCTATTGAGCAGCACACCGCCGAAACCAAGCAGCGCCTCTTCGATTCCGCCCTGGAAAAGGGGCTGACCGAAGCCAAAGCCAAGAACGTCAAGACGATCGTGCCCCTGCTTGACCTGAAGGGTCTGACCTACAACGAGGCGGACGGCTCGATCATCGGCTTGAAAGATCAACTCGAAAAGATCAAAGCTGATGAAAAGAACGGTTTCCTGTTCGACGCTGAAGAAGGGGAGGAACCCCCTCCAACCATTGTTACCGGAAGTGAAAGCTCGACATCCGGAAACCCCATGAGCAAATTAGAGGCAGCTATGTTCAAAGGAGCTGGCTACCAACCACCTAAGGAGTAATAAAAATGGCAAATACTGTTTCGCTTGTATCCGCGTTTTTACGCTTGATCGATTTTGCTTACAAGGCTGAATCCAAAACCGCATCCCTGGATGCGCTGACCAAGACCCCAAGTTTCCTGAATGCCAACGAAGTGAAAGTTCTCAAGCTTTCAATGGTTGGTCTGGGCAATTACAGCCGCGTCACCGGCTACCCCGCTGGCGATCTTGTCGCCGCCTGGGAAACCATGAAACTGGCAGCCGAACGCGGGCGCGCCTTCTCTCTCGACCGCATGGACGATGAGGAAATGCTTGGTCTTGCACTCGGGAACGTGATCCGCGAATGGATGCGGAGTTACGTCGCTCCTGAAGTCGACGCCTACCGCTTTGCGAAGTACGCCACCGGCGCGGGTAACTACGTCGCCTCTGGCGCCACCCTGACGAAGGACACCATTCTCCCCGCCATTGATGCTGCAAAAGCCGCTCTGCGCGCTGATGAAGTGCCTATGGACGGCGTCAAGCTGTACATCTCGGATGAATGCGCCGGGTTCCTGGAAGGTTCCATCAATCGTGTCATCAAGAACGAAAATGGCGTGGACCGCAGGGTCTTTACCCTGGATGGGATGGAGATCATCGAAGTTCCTCAGACCCGCTTCTACACCAAGATCGACCTCAATGCGGGTGCCTCTTCAGACGCAGGCGGATTCATCAAGAACGCCGCCACGGGGAAGGAGATCAACTTCCTGATGATTCGCCCGGATGCGGTTCTGCAACCGATCAAGTTGAACCAGGTCAAGTATTTCAGCCCGGATGTCAACCAGACCAGCGACGGTCACCTGTGGCAGTACCGCTTATACCACGACGCCTTTGTGTACGAAAACAAGGTCAATGGCATTTACCGGCACCAGAAAGCATAAGGAGTGAATCATGATCCTTGAAAAAGACGGTATCTGTTACGACGTTGTCCACCCAAGCGATATTGAACGCTTGAAGGGCGCGGGTTACGTGGAAGTCAAAGCCGAGGAGCCGGTAACCGAACCGGCTCCCAAGAAGCAACCCGGCAAGAAGGAAGTCAAAGCCGAGGAGCCAAAGGAAGGTGAAGCATGAGCCTGAAACCCGTAACGGTAAATGGGATGCTGAAGGACATCAACGACAACTTTGACATCATTGAACCGTTGGTAAGCGGCGATGCTGATGGATTGGGAGTGCTGAGGGTTGCACGCGCAACCTTTGATCTCGCAGTCAAAGCCAACCGCCCGATTGGTGCTCATGGACTGGGGGTAACCATCCCCGCCAATGCGCTGATCGTAGGCGGCTTCATGGAAGTCAATACCGCCATCACCGGCGATACCAACGCGACCCTGGCTATCAGCGTCAAGGCAGCCAACGACATCCAGACCGCAGCCGCAGTCAGTGACGCTCCCTGGTCAACGACCGGTCAAAAAGCCATCGTTCCCAAAGCCAATACCCCGGAAAGCACGGGTATCAAGCTAACCGCAGCCAAAGAAATCACGGCCACGGTAGCAACTGCAGCCCTGCTGACTGGCAAGGTCACTATCTATCTTTACTACGTGGAGGGCGCTGCTACAGCGTAATAACTCATGCCTAGACCTACCGGAATTGATTCGATGAACAAAATGTCTCTTGGCGGTTCCCATGTCGCAGTAGACGCGGATGCGACCGCTAACAAGGTTGAGATCACCACTGGCGCAACGGGCGGATTCCTGGTTCAGGTTTTCCGCTCAGGCGTGAACATTGGCAACGATGTAAAAGCCAGTTTGACCGACGGCGTCTTGACGGTTGAGGATGGTTCAACCTACAAGATCACCACTGGCGATGTGATCAACTGGATCGTTTTTTAGGAGTTAGGGGCTATGGCTGCTTACGCTGATTTTACTTACTACAGCACTGAATATCTCGGAACGGCCATAGCCTCTGCTGATTTTGCGCGCCTGGCACTGCGTGCGACCGCCGTTATCGACAGCGTCACCTTTAACCGGGCTGCCGTGATCATGGACGCCAACACGCCTGAATCAACGGTTGCCGCCATTCAAAACGCGACATGCGCCGTTGCTGAAGAAATCCAGACCGAAGAGCAAAGCGGATCGATCGATGGAATAACAAGCGAAAGCGTAGGCAGCCACTCTGTTTCCTATGGAAAAGGCGCGCGCTCCGCGATGACCAACCTGCAAAAACAGATCGAAGTTGCAAAAACATACCTGGGCAATACCGGTCTTATGTTCCCTGGTTTTGCCAGTGGTGA